CGCCGAAACTGGAACGAGGATGACATGTTGATGTTGAAGCGTCAGCACTTCGTTCACTACGTTTATGTGCCGGGATTTGGGTTTTATGGGCTTGGGTTGATCCACATTATTGGTGGGTACGCTCGGGCTGGGACATCTCTTATCCGACAACTCGTTGATGCGGGTACACTGTCTAACTTGCCGGGTGGCTTGAAGACTCGTGGTCTGCGGATAAAAGGAGATGACTCACCTATACCGCCGGGGGAATGGAGAGATGTCGATGTACCGTCAGGTAGCATACGCGACAATATCATGCCCCTACCATACAAGGAGCCTAGCCAGACCTTACTTGCGTTGTTGGACCGCATTACAAACGAAGGTCGCAGGTTAGGGGCTATCAGTGATCTGAACGTCTCTGATATGTCGGCAAACGCTCCTGTAGGTACCACTCTGGCTCTGTTGGAACGAACATTGAAGCCGATGGCGGCGGTACAAGCCCGCGTACACTATGCGATGAAGCAGGAGTTCAAGCTCCTCAAGTCGATCATGGCTGAGTATGCCCCAGCGGAGTACACTTACAGCCCGTCTCGTGGAGACGTTACGGCCAAGATAGAAGACTATGCGATGGTTGACGTGATTCCTGTCAGCGATCCGAATAGTTCTACGATGGCACAGCGCGTAGTGCAGTATCAAGCTGCGCTCCAGATGGCACAAACTGCTCCCCAAATATACGATTTGCCACAGTTACATAGGCAGATGATTGAGGTTTTGGGGATAAAGAACGCAGAAAAGCTCATCCCACTCGAAGCGGATATGGTCCCAACCGATCCAGTAAGCGAGAACATGGCGGCGTTGGTCGGCAAGCCGATGAAGGCGTTTATCTACCAAGATCACCAAGCGCATATCGCAGCTCACATGGCGTTTATGCAGGATCCACAGGTCGCTCAGATGATCGGTCAGAACCCACAAGCACAGCAGATTATGATGTCGCTACAGGCGCACATCGCAGAGCACTTGGGTTATCAGTACCGTCAGCAGATCGAAGAGAGATTGGGCGTGCAGCTCCCCGCACCGAACCAAGAGATGCCCGAAGAGATCGAAGTACAGTTGTCTCGTTTGGTGGCAGACGCTGGACAGCAGCTCACTCAAGCCAAACAGCAACAGGCCGCTCAAGCCGCCGCACAGCAGCAAGCACAAGATCCTATGTTCCAGCTCAAACAGCAGGAATTGGCGCTCAAGCAAGCCGAAGTGCAGCGTAAGTCACAGAAAGATATGGCAGACGTACAGGCTAAACAGACTGAAGCCGAGCGTAAAGCTAAGAAAGACCTGCTCGATGCGATGATAGAGGCTGAACGCTTGAAGATCGACCAAGCTGAAGTAGCTATCCAAGCTAAAGCTGAAGGTGTGAAGATCCGCTCTACGGAGCAGCAGAGCCGCGACAAGCTCAATTTGGAGATGATAAAAGCCATGAGCAGCGGCAAAAATACGACCAAGAAGGAGTAATTAATGGCTAAAACCGTCTTTGACGTGCTTCAAGATAAGATCGAGGAACAGTGTTCCTCTGCAGAGAATTTCCTGTCAAGTGGGGGTCCAAAAGACTACTCAGAGTACAGGGAAGTGTGCGGGCTACTTCGGGGTCTACGCTCCGCACATGCAATCGTAGGAGACCTCTCGCGTAATTATATGGATGGTGACGATGACTGACGCAGCTGAAAAAATTGAAGTAACTGATGAGGAGCTGGAAGCGCAGCTACCTAAACCGGTAGGTTATAGAGTGCTTATTGCTATGCCTGAAGTCGAAGAGACTTTCGAGAGCGGGCTACTTAAAGCGACCATAACAAAGAATCACGAGTCTGTTTTGTCGATTATTGGTTTGGTGTTGGATATGGGTGAGCAAGCTTACTCTGACGCGGACCGATTCCCGACCGGACCTTGGTGCAAGGTAGGTGATTATGTAATGTTTCGTGCTAATACTGGCACGCGATTTAAAGTAGGTGGCGTCGAATACCGTCTTATGAATGACGATTCAATCGAAGCTATTGTCGCAGACCCCCGTGGTGTGCAGCGAGTATGAGGACTGAGAAATGCCTTTTGAAAAAGTAGAATTTAGCTTTCCAGATGATGAGAAGGAAGATAAGTTAGAGATTGAAAAGTCTTCTGCGGAAGACATGATTAAGCCTGAGAAGCAAACTGAGGAAGACTCCGGCGACTTTGATATTGAAGTAGTCGATGATACTCCCCCTGCTGACCGAGGCCGCAAGCCATCTGAACCGCCTCCTGATGTTACAGAGGATGAGTTAGAAGAGTACTCTGAGAAAGTACGTAAGCGTATCCAACACTTTAGTAAAGGCTACCATGACGAGCGCCGTGCTAAAGAGGCTGCGTTACGTGAGCGAGAAGAGCTAGAAAGGCTAGCCCAAAAACTTGTGGATGAGAATAACAAGTTAAAGGGTACTGTGTCTAAGAACCAGAGTGTTCTTCTAGAACAGGCTAAGAAACAAGTCGCTGCTGAGCTTGAACAAGCTAAACGTGCATACAAAGATGCGTATGAATCTGGTAACGCAGATGCGCTATTAGAAGCACAGGACAAGCTAACAACCGCTAAGCTACGTAGTGAGCGCGTAGAAAACTTCAAAGTTCCTGCTTTACAAGAGGAGCAGAATGAGGTACAAACGCAGGTAGAGGATACTACCGCCCCAGAACCAATTAAGCCAGACGAAAAAGCGGTACAATGGGCTGACGCCAATCCGTGGTTTGGTTCGGACGACGAAATGACTAGTTTTGCTCTGGGGTTGCATAAAAAACTAGTCGGAAATGGAGTCGATCCGCAGAGTGATGAGTACTACAAGAGCATTGATGCTCGTATGCGACAAGTGTTCCCCGATCAATTCGACGAGGAACCACAACAAGAGGTACAACGGAAGTCAAAGCAGTCAAGTAATGTGGTTGCACCCGCTACGCGGAGCACAGCACCGAAGAAGGTGAAACTAACGCAAACACAAGTACAGATTGCAAAACGACTTGGAGTACCGCTTGAACAATACGCCAAACAGGTTGCTGATTTAATGAGGAATGGATAATGGCTGAGAACAGAATCAATAGAGAACAGACGACCCGTGAGAAGACGGTCCGAAAGCGCTCTTGGCAACGCCCCGAGGTATTGCCTAACCCAGAGCCCGAAGAAGGATATAAATTCCACTGGGTACGCGTCAGTACTCAAGGTCAAACCGACGCCACTAACGTTTCCTCAAAACTTCGTGAAGGATGGGAGCCTGTGAAAGCAAGCGATCACCCTGAAATCACGATGGTTTCCGTTGAAAACGAGCGCTTTAAAGACAATGTTGTTATCGGTGGCTTGATGCTATGTAAGGCTCCTGTTGAATTAGTAGACGAACGAAACGAATACTACAATCAACAGACTAAAGCCCAGATGCAATCAGTCGATAACAATCTAATGAGAGAAAATGACCCTCGTATGCCTTTGTTCAACGAGAGAAAAACAAAGGTGACGTTTGGAAAAGGAACTTAATAGGAGCTAATTATGGCTTATCCAGCTGTTAGTGGTCCTTATGGACTTGTTCCGGTCAAACTACTTAGCGGTACACCTTACGCGGGTGTAACTCGTCACTTCAAAATTGCCAGTGGTTACAACACTGCGATTTTTAACGGAGACGCTGTTAAGTTGGTTACCGGTGGAACTGTAGAACGCGACACTTTTGATGCCGCTATGACACCTGTAGGTGTATTCGTTGGATGTTCTTATACTGACCCTACTTTGGGCTATAAGCTTTTCAGCCAGTACTACCCTGCCGGAACTGTCGCTAGCGATATCGAAGCTTATGTTGTAGATGCTACTGACGTATTGTTCAAAGTTGCTGTTGTATCTTCTGGTACGACTATCGGTGACCTTGCACAGACTGATATCGGCGCAAACGTAGCTGGTGTTGATAACACAGGTGATTCTGCTACTGGCAAATCGCAGTGTGCTATCTCTGACACTTCTGCTACTACTAACACTCTTCCCTTCCGTATTATCGGTTTGGTTGAGGAAACTAAAAACTCATCTGGTGGTTATACGGAAGCCTACGTTAAGTGGAATGCCGGTCATCAGTATGACAATACCACTGGCGTATAAGGAGTGATGTAACATGGCAATTTCACGCGCCCAGCTACTAAAAGAACTCCTCCCCGGACTGAACGCTCTGTTCGGAATGGAGTACGCAAAATACGGTGAAGAGCACGCAGAGATTTTTGAAACTGAATCTTCTGATCGCTCTTTTGAAGAAGAAACCAAACTGTCTGGCTTCTCAGCTGCACCTGTTAAAAACGAAGGCTCTGCCATCGAATACGACAACGCGCAGGAAGCATGGACCGCTCGCTACACGCACGAAACAATTGCGATGGGCTTTTCAATCACTGAAGAAGCGATTGAAGATAACTTGTATGACTCTTTGTCATCTCGTTATACCAAAGCATTGGCTCGCGCTATGGCGTACACCAAGCAGGTTAAAGCTGCGTCTGTCTTGAACAATGCGTTCTCTGGCTCTGGCGTAACTTACGGTGACGGTAAAACCTTGTGTGCTACCGACCACCCACTTGTTTCTGGTGGCGTTAACTCAAACACTCCTGCTGTTGCAGCTGACCTTAACGAAACTTCTTTGGAAGCGGCTGTTATTCAGATTGCTGGCTGGACCGATGAGCGCGGTTTGTTGATCGCTGCTAAGCCTCGTAAGTTGATCGTACCTCCTTCATTGCAGTTCGTTGCAACTCGTTTGCTCGAAACTGAAGGTCGTGTGGCAACTGCTGACAACGATCTCAACGCACTTCGTAACAACGGCTCAATCCCCGAAGGTTACTCAGTCAACCACTACCTGACTGACACCAACGCGTGGTTCTTGTTGACCGACGTTCCGAATGGCTTGAAGCACTTTGTACGTACTCCGATGCAGACTTCTATGGATGCAGACTTTGATACTGGCAACAGCCGATACAAAGCTCGTGAGCGTTACAGCTTCGGTGTTTCTGATCCGCTTGGTATCTTTGGCTCCGCTGGAGCTTAATACCGGAAAGGGGCTTCGGCCCCTTTTTTATTGACGACATTTTTTGTACATGGTACAAAGGTCGTACTAGGAAACAATTAACGTGTATCTGACAGACCTAGCTGACGACATGCAGACAGATACGCAAAACTCGCATGTGAGGAACATCTAATGGCTACAACAACTTTTTCTGGTCCCGTCGTATCTACTAACGGTTTTACTGGTGACATCACTGGTGACGTAGTTGGCTTGGTTCAAGTCCCAACTTATGACGTTGCAGGTGCACCAGCCGCTACGGGTATTGCCGGTTCAATTATCTACGTATCTGACGGTGCGGCAGGTTCTCCTATTTTAGCTTTCTCTGATGGCACTGATTGGCTTCGTTCTGATACGGGTGCGGCTATTTCTGACTCATAAGGAACTGACGCATGGCTTTAATACCTAGAAATACGCCTAGTGCAGAAGAATTGGCTAGGCGCGGCGTCGGTGTAGAGAAACCCAAGGCTAAACCCGCTGCTAAGAAGACTAAAAAGTCTAGCAGTAAGGAGTAAAACATGGCGATGGAAACCGATGTCAGTAGCGTAACATTAACTGCTGACGGTACTGTGTATGGTGCCCGAACTCGCGTTAAATCTATAACGTATCTTGCTACGTCTACGGGCGGTAGCATTGTACTTAAAGATGGCGGTGCTTCTGGTACAACCAAAATTGACATTGCTACCCCTGCGGTAGCTGATGCTTACGAAGTCGTTATCCCTGCACAAGGTGTGTTGTTTGAAACCGATGTGTACTTGGATCTGACTGACGTAGCGTCTGTGACTGTGTTCTACGGGTAATACTATGCGTACCTATTACGCAAAAGGTGGTCGAGTAGAGAAGTCTAAGATGGCTTGCAATAAGCCAAAGCGTACACCATCCCACCCCAAAAAATCTCACGTAGTCAAAGCGTGTGAAGGTGGTAAGGAAAAAGTAATACGTTTTGGTGAGCAAGGCGCTAGTACGGCAGGTAAACCTAAAGCAGGTGAATCTGATCGTATGAAGAAGAAACGCGCTTCGTTTAAAGCTCGGCACGGCAAGAACATCAAGAAGGGTAAGATGAGCGCGGCTTACTGGGCTGACAAGGTTAAGTGGTAAGCATCATGCCTAGTATGAGTAGAGCGCAACACAAGTTAATGACGGCGGTAGCAAACAATCCCAAGTTCGCTAAGAAGACTGGGATACCACAATCAGTAGGAGAGAAATACGTGAAAGCCGACAAGAAGATGAAGAAGTACCAAGAAGGCGGGATGATGCCTGAGCGCAAGCCTATATCCCAAGAAGATATTGATCGTATGGGTATGGAAGGCGAGTCTGAGTACCGTTCTACTTTGTCAACGAGCGACGTTAAGAAACGCGCAGAGAAGATGAAAAAGAAAATGCCCGAGAAGGAAATGGAAAAGCCCAAGAAAATGATGGGTGGTGGTATGACTAAGTACAAGTCAGGCGGTAAGGTGCGTGGCGCAGGATGCGCTAAAAAAGGCGTACGTCCCTGTAAGATGTGCTAATGCGACGCTACTACAAAAAAGGCGGCACTGTGAAAGACGACTGCTACCGTAAGGTAAAGAGTCAATACAAAGTCTTTCCCAGTGCTTATGCTTCTGGTGCTATAGCCAAATGTAGGAAGAAGAAAGCTCGTGGCGGTTCGTAAGACTGAAAAAGGTGCGGCATTAAAACGCTGGTTCAAAGAGGACTGGAAGGACGTGCGGACAGGTAAGGCTTGTGGTAGGGGCAAAGATGAAAAGCGTGGTACCCCCTACTGCCGCCCGACTAAAAAGGTGTCTAGTAAAACACCTAAAACTGCAGGTGAAATGAGCGCTTCAGAGAAGCGTAAAAAGATAGCAGAGAAAAAACGTCTAGGGCAGCCAGCGGGTAAACCACGACGTGTCAGCCCTGCTAAGAGGAAGAAGAAATGACGACATCAGGCACGACAGCGTTCAACATGGACTTCACGGAGATTGCCGAAGAAGCATGGGAGCGTGCGGGCCGTGAGATGCGTTCTGGGTACGACCTTAGAACAGCGCGTCGTTCTATGAACTTGATGACCATTGAGTGGCAAAATCGTGGCATCAACCTCTGGACGATTGATGAAGGTTCTGTAAGCCTTGTTAACGGCACCGCAGAATACGATCTACCTGCCGATACCATTGACCTACT